CACCAAGATCGCAAACATCGAAAGCAACAACTCAGCAGGCGGATTTCTCGTTCCTGAAGAGTTTGAGAACACGCTCGTCACTTTGCGTGAACAATTCGGAGTGATCCGAAATCATGCTCGCATCGTGCCGATGGCATCCGACATCAAGCGCATGCCACGACGATCTACAAATCTGTCTGCATCGTTTGTCGGTGAAGCAAGTACTGCAACAGCAGTGAACGAAACATTTGACCAAATCAATCTCGTCGCAAAGAAGTCGATGGTCTTGACCAAGTTCTCAAGTGAACTTGCAGAAGATGCCGTCATCAACTTTGCTGACGACTTGGCTGGCGAAATGGCATACGCACAGGCGAAACTGGAAGATCAGTGCGCATTCATCGGCGACTCAACCTCGACCTATGGTGGCATCACTGGACTTGCAACTGCAGTCGGATCTGCAGGCGTTTCAACTGCAGGAAGTACAACTGCGCAGTCAATCACGCTTCCAGAAGTTATGGCAGCATTCGCTCTCTTGCCACAATACGCAGACAACGCAAACGCAAAGATTTTCTGTCACAAGACAATCTGGAACGCTTTGTTCTTGCGCCTTGCTTATGCAACAGGCGGACAAAATGCAGCAGACTTGATAAGTGGAAATGGTCAACTTGCTTTCGCTGGATATCCAGTTGTTCTCACGCAAGCGATGAACAATTCAACAGCAACTGGAAAGATCATGTGCCATTTCGGAGACGCATCGCAAGGAATTTATTTTGGTGACCGTAGGACGACAGCAGTCGACTTCTCCTCAGCGGCCTTAAATAGCTTCGAAACGGATATGCTTGCATATCGTGCGACAACTCGTTGGGATCTTGTTTGCGCAAATGTTGGTGATGGAACGAACGCAGGTTCGATGATCACTCTCAAGACTGGTTAATCCACACACAAAAGAAAGAAGGAAAATACTATGGCTATGAATTTACAAGGTCTCAAATCAGTTTGCCCACTCGGTCCGATTTCGTTCTCGGCTGCAGGCACGGCAATTTCAGCAAGCGTCGATGCAAAGGGATACGAAGAGTTGCAGTTGGTTGTGACAAAGACAACCCACAGCAACGACTACATCACCGTCCTCACGATTCAACAATCGGATGACACAGTCTTGACCAACTTCGCAGCCGTGACTGGCTATGTTGCTGGAACAGACTGGACTTTGGCATCGTTGACAGGTGGCACAAACGCAGCAACTGAAAAGGCTGCAGGCGTGTTCAACATCGACCTGCGTGGCAAGAAGCGATACTTTCGTGTTCTCGTCACCAACGGTGCGGCAACAGGAATCGTCGGCATCACAGGCACGCTCGCTCGAGGCGAGCAAGCACCGATCACCGCAACGAACCAGAATGCTGGCGTTGTTGTGAATCCGTCCTGATACGGTCTCAAGTTTCAATCCCCAACGGCTCGGAGTCGAAAGATTCCGAGCCGTTGTCTTTTGCGTGGTATGTTGAGTCGCATGAAACTAGACCTAGGTTGCGGACAAACTCGGATCGAAGGCTATACACCGTGGGACTGGTCCACGAACAACGATGTGTCATTTCTCCCGTTCGCAGATGGATCGATCGAGGAGATCCGTGCAAGCCATGTACTCGAGCACATCGAGCGTCCGTACCTGCTCGAAGTCGTGCAGCATTGGGTCGACAAATTGCAACCAGGTGGAATCTTGCGCATCGCAGTTCCTGACTTTGACGAGATCATTCGCCGTGCGCAACTCGACCGAGATCAGGAAGATCAAAGCGGCAAGCCGTTCCCGTGGGAGGCGTACATCATGGGCGGACAGATCGACACATTCGATCAGCATCACACCTTGTGGAACGATCCAAAGTTGCGCCTGCTTTTCAATCAGGTCGGCATCACCGAGATCATGCCTTGGAAAAACACAGAGCCGATCGACTGCAGCGATCTTCCGATCTCGCTGAACCTTGCAGGTCGCAAGCCGCTTGCAGTTGGTGCGATGACGCAGCCGCCAAAGTATCTCGACATCAAAGGCGTGATGACGATGCCGAGACTGACATGGACTGACACGATGTTCTGTTGTCAGAAAATTACTAGCGCACTCGGCATCACGATCACGAACTCGTCAGGCGTGTTCTACGGGCAGGGCATGCAGCGCATTCTCTCGATGCTTGCACAGGAGACCGACATCAAGTGGGCTCTCACGATCGACTACGACTCGCTCTTTGACTGGCAGGACATTGTTGCCATGCGTGAGATCGCCGAGCGGGACGGTCTCGATGCGCTCGCTCCGCTGCAAAGTGGTCGTGAGCGACTCGCTCCGCTCTGCGTTGCGTCAACCAACTGGATACCTCGCAAACTCAACACGCACGATCTGCAGCAGGACTGGTTCGAGGTCTCGTCGATGCACTTTGGATGCACCTTGATCCGCATGGACTCGCTGCGCAAGTTGCCCAAGCCGTGGTTCTGCTCCGTGCCGAACGATGAGGGCGACTGGAGCGGCGACAAGATCGACGACGATATTTGGTTTTGGAAACAAACGCAGAAGGCGAACTGGAAGATCGGCGTGACACCGAAAGTCTCTATCGGGCACATCGAGACGGTCGCAACATGGCCTGGACCGAAGTTGCAGTCGCTGCACCAGTCGACGCACAACTATCTGCGATCAGGCAAGCCGTGGTATGTCAAAAGTCGTGAAGGTTGGCGCAACGGTCCGCAGGATCAACCGCCCGAAATTGCACCGCCTGCATAGGATCAAATATGGCAGTAGGAACATACGCACTCACGACATTGGCAGGGCTCAAGGCGCATCTTGGAATTACGGTCAGCACCTACGACACGATCCTTGAACAGTACATCGATCACGCAACTGCAAAGATCGAAAGGTGGATCGGTCGGCAGATCAAGGTGCGCAACTACTTCGAGTGGTACGGCGGAAACGATGTTCGATCCGTCAAGGTCAAGCAGTACCCGATCAACAATGTTGTCGGCGTTTACACAGGACTCACGGCTGCGCTCGTGATCGCATCGACCGTGTCAAGCGATATCAGGCTGACGGTCTCCATCAACACCGACCCGCTCGGCACGGTTGCAAACGGCGTGCTCGCACCTGGTGTAACCCTGACACGCACAACAAGCGCAGGCACGACGACAACCAACACGCTGACATTCGCAACTTATCCCGACACGACATCGCTTGTGGCTGCGATCAATGCGATCACGGGCTACAGCGCAAGCGTGTCGACTGCGATGCGATGCGCACAACTGCATCCTCGAGCCGGTGGAGATATCAAGATGGCGACCGTGGTGTTGACTGGTGTCAATGTCTCGAGCGAGTTTGTCTACGACTCGTATCTTGGCATCGTCACGATCCGTCAAGACGCATTCCCGACGATGGGGCAACACAACGCACGATTCCCAAGTGCGCTGCAGTCAACGCTGATCGAGTACTCGGCAGGCTATACAACTGTGCCTGACGACATCCATCAAGCGTGCCTTGTGATTGCAGGCACGATGTACTTGAGCCGCAAGTCCGACACATCGCTGCAGAGCGAGTCGCTCGGCGACTACTCGTACTCAATGGCGAGTGCGGACTCCTCGAGGGCGATGATGGAGGACATGATCGGAAGTTGGAAAGAAATTCGATGAGCGTCGACAGTCTCATCGCACAGTTTGGCAAGCCGATTGAAATCTACTTACGAGCAGAGAGCGTCGACGCAGGTGGTGCATACACCCGTGTCTATACAGCGTCGACTGTACTGATCACGGTGTACTTGCAGCCGCAAACGCCGAACGAGTCGATGCTCAACGGCGCAATTAGAGCATCGACAGGTCTCACCGCATATGTTAATGCCGTCGACGGATCGAGTTTGTCAACTGGACAGCGGCTCTACGACAACGAGACATCGATCATGTACGAGATCACAGGATTCCGCCGACCCGATATGCGAAGCGATCCTGACACGATGGCGTACTACATCCTTGCGCTGACAGCAGTCGAGGGTCAAGAATGAGCGCAAGCCACAACTTTTCGGCTGCGGACATTATGGCTGCAAACATCAAAGGCATTCAAAAAGGTCTTAATGTTGCGATGACTAAACTGCAACGAGAAATGCGACTGACATTGAACAAAAGGGGCACAGGCGTTGGATATCGTGGTGGCAAGAAGGGCAAAGGATATTTTCGCAAACGATCTGCACCAGGTCAACCGCCAGCGCAGGACACAAGCCATCTGATCAACTCCGTGCAAACATCAGTATTCAGAAACGAAACTGGTCGAGATTTTGTCTCGGTTTTTATGACTGGACTTGTCGCAGGCGTGTACAAGGATGCACGCATTCCGAGGTGGCTCGAATACGGCACGAGTCGCATGAAGGCTCGACCATTCATTGCGCCAAGCATTAAAGTCGTCAAGCCCAAAGTCGTTGGGATCATCGAATTTGAAATGGACAAGGCGATCAAGAGAATGCGAACTCGAGCAATGAAGGCGGCCCAATGAGTCAAGTCATCCTGACCACGATCTACAACAAGTTGGTCGCAGTCACAACTGCAGGCACGGTCTACAACCTTGTCGGCGGCAAGATTTACCAACTTGAAGGACCGCAAGGATCGGTCATGCCGCTGCTCGTTTATGCGATCAGCAACGAGGACACAACGACCTTTATGACATCGGCAACGCAGTCGATGCACACGCTCGACTGTGCCTTCACCTTCTACTTCAAGCCTGACTCGTCGGTTGTGACGGCGATGGCAGCCGAGGCTGCGTTATTCCTGCTCCTGCACAAGGCGAGCATGACACCATCTGATGTCTCATACTCGACCATCGAATCGATCTGCACTTCTCGGGGTGTGCCTACGATCAATGTAGACTCGATCGTCATCGACACGACATACAGAATTTTCGCAACGAAACAAACATAAAGGAGAATCACAATGGCAGGAATTAGTGGAGTCAACGGCAACATCGCCATCACAGGCGCAATCGGTGGAATCATCAAGTCTTGGACAGCAAATTTCACACGGGCAACGACTGACATTACAGGTTTCACGAATGCGACTCGCAATCGTGCAATCGGGATTATTGATGTTACGGGCTCGATGACTGGATCGCTCGACAACGGAACATCTCCGACCGTTGCATTTAGTGGCAATACTGCTGCAGCAGACATTACTTTGACTGCAGAAACTGGCAACACGCTTGTGTTCAAGGCGATCATCGACTCGTTTACAGTCGGCGTTGCAGTCGATGGCGAGGCAACCTTTAGCGCAAACTTTGCGATCGCTTCTACTCAAGCATCATTCGCTAGTGCCGTCACGACTACTTGGACTGCATGATCGATTCGTTCAGTCCATTCGCAGGTCATAAAGATTCTCCCGATGACCTGCGAGTGGAGTTTGTCTATCGTGGCAAGCAGTACGGTCGATGGGTCGGCGCAATGGACCGCAAGGATGCGCTGCAAATTGTCATGCTCTCCGAAAACATATCGCCATCGTTGAGGCGTGATCTCGTGCGTGTTACTATCAAAACACGAAAGGAACTCGCACGATGGAAACCAACAAACCAAAAGCCCGCCTGGTAGCAATCGGTCGGCACATGCTCTCGTGTCTCTCTGCCAACGACTACATCGAGATCGGAGAGCGCAGATGGCACGCCTTGCACAACCGAGCGCAGGAGATGCTCGAGGACTCCCGTGCAGACTCGGCGCAGCGAGTCGAGACTATGAAGGCGATATACGACCTGCGAGATCGTACGACGCAGCTGGCCATTCAGCACGGCGCAACACTCGAAGGTGCGCTCGAGGTGATCGAGCACGCCTGCAAGAAGGCGAAGGTGGACGGCAGCGAGGCAGTTGCGCTGATGCAGCCCGAGGTGGTCGTTTCAACTGCGCTTGCGCTGTTCGGCATCGATCTCGATGCGGAGTCCTCAAGCCCAAAATGACAGCGGGGAGCGGCGACCTCGACTGGCATTCGCTCGCCGCATTTGTTTCGCACTACGCTCCCGGCTCGACTGATCCGATGGAGTTGCCGGTGGATCGGCTGCTTGCGATCGCACACGCAACCAGTGCGCTGCTCGTGCGCAACGCAGAGGCACAAACACAGAGCATGCGTAGGATGAGATAGCAATGAATCCGACCCTCGAAGTACAGATCACGGCGAAACTCGACAAACTCGATGCGGGTCTAAAGGTTGCTGAAGCGAAGATCAATCAGAGTGCGCAGACCATGGGCAAGGTCGGCGAGAAGGCGGGCAGCAGCTTTACGGAAAGTTTCGCTGCAAACTTGCCAATGATGATGGTCGCAACGGCGATGGCAAAGACCATAGGAGGCGGCTTGCTCAAGGCTGTTCAAGATGTCAACGCAGGCAAAAGCGGCGAGGATATCGGGCTAAATTTTGCGCAGGGAATCGTTGACGGTGCGAAATCCTTACCAGTCGTCGGCGTTGTGTTTGGCATCCTTGACGAGTTGGTCAACGGTGCGACCCGTTACATTGAAAAACTCAATGAGGCAGTTGCAAAAGGCGTTGAAAAATACATCTCGTCGATGGATGCGATGAACAAGGCGACAAAGGACTTTCAGAAAACCTCAAGAGAAAAGGTGGAGGATGTTGCGGTTTCTGGCAGTCCTGAAAATACGGCAAGACTTGCAGTTGCACGACAGAACGAAAAGGCTGCTGCCGATGCGCAGGCTTCAAAAGAAATAGGACAGCAAGCACTAAGAGACTTAAAGAAAAAACAGTTTGACGATGACAAAGCAAAAATGGCTGAGATGAAAAATGAGGGCATCAGTGGTGATCAGATTCGTGCAAATGAGGGTCGAATATCAAGAGATGAAGAACTTGTGCAGCGCAATAAGGACAACGAATCTGCGATGAAGCGAGCAGCAGAGGCTGTTGCAAAGAATGACCGAGACATTGATGATGCACTCATTGCCTACAAATTGGCGAATCAAGAAGAACTCAATAAAAAAATCAAGGAAATGAACAACAAAGCAGCTGTAGATTCCGCTGCGGCCGCCAAGGCGTTGCAGGAGAAAAGTCTAAAGACTGCAATGGAGACGGGTGATTACCAAGGCGCACAAAAACAAATAGACACAAACGCCGATGCAGCCGCCAAGGCGTTGAATGAGAAAAGTCTAAAGACTGCGATGGGCACGGGTGACTATGCAGCCGCACTGAAAGAGATAAACAACAAAGCCGCCGCAGAGCAAAAAGCGTTGGACGAGAAAAGCAAAAACGATGCAAAGGAAATGGGCAACCAAATGGTTGCCGACTGGAAAGTACAGCAGAAGGAAAAGTACGACGCAGCAGTTCAAGCGCAACAGGACATCATCGATGCCGAGAAGCAAGCGCAGGCGCAGATCGACAAGATCGGCCGTGTCGATAAGATGGCAAGTGAGGCGGCTCGTGGCATGATCAGCAGCGGGCAGACTGCGCTCGGTCAGTTTAACTTTGCGCAACAAGGCGCAGGTGGAACTGCACTCGACATGGCGAAGAAGCAAGTGATGAGCCTCGAAAAGATCGAGGCATCAACTGCCGAACAAGTACGACTCGCCAAAGAAATGAAAGGGTTTCAATAATGGCAACGGTTTATGAATTATTCAGCAGTCGAAAGTATGTCAACAACGAAGGCAAGCCTCGTGCAGAGCAGCAGTTCGTTGTCGTTGATGCTGCCACCGAGGGCGATGTCGTTGCGTTGTTTGGCTCAACCTTGCCAGGCGAATACGCACACTATCCAAACGATGCAGCATTGCCGTACGACATGCTCGCCTTCGACTACTCGATCACGAAAGATCCGAGTGCAGTCAGCACATGGCAAGTCACGATGCGATATCGAGCGGAGATCGGCGCAACCTCGGGCTTCAACAATCCGACATCACCGCTGCTAGAGCCCAACGAGGTTGGATATCGCACGGCACGACTTTCGATGACTGCAGAGTTCCGGGACTTGTGGCGGGTGTACGCATCGGTTACTGCGTTGCAGGCGGTCGCAAGTGGTGACTACTCAGTGACGGACATCGGAGGAGGTTCAATTGATGTCGCTGGCATTCCACTTTCGACGCTTGTGTACAAGCAGGAGATCACGATCTTGATCACGGACTCATTCCTGCCAAATGCGCAAGCGGTCGCAACGCAGATCGGGACACGCAACGCATCGACATTCTTGAACTATCCGTCAGGCTCGGTCGTGTTTGCAGGCTGCAACTGCGAGACGATCCCCGAAGTTGGGCGTAACTCGATCGAATATCGGTTTGTCTACGACCAGTCGTATCATCAGATTCAATATCCAGTTCGAGGAAATAACGGATCGCCGATCCTTGCGGCATCAGGATCGAGAAAGGGATCGGCAGAAAAAGTTTATTTCAAGCAGCCGTTTAATAACACAAGCAACTTTAACAACCTTTCACAATACTTTGGAGGACTATAAATGGCAGACGAAATCAATATCTCACTCAATGTCGATGTGGTATCGGGCAACTATCGAGCATCGTTTCGACCAAGCACGATCCAGCCTGACATGGCGACGATAACGGGTTCGGACATTGTGCAGAACATCACAACTTCAGCATTCCAAGCAATTGGCATTGGCGCAAGCGTAAGTGCAGGTGGCTACTTTTGGTTTCGCAACTTGGACACGAGCACAAGCGTGACGTTCAATCCGTCGATTCAAATTGCAATGGGCGCAACAAATGGTGCTGGAACTTCAACACCGTTTCTTAATCTTCGACCAGGTGAATTTGCGCTCGGTCGCTGCGTGACAACGACGATGTGCGCTCTGTCGTCGACCGCAACTGCGAACCTGCAATTCGGAATTATGTCGGCATGAAACTTCCTCGCTTCACAAGCGGAAGCATTGGTCGTCTCGACTACAAGGCTCTGAATCAGGCGTTCACTTCCATCGAAAAGATGGACGGCAAAGCGCAGGATGGTGGCCCGTATGAGGGCGCAGTTCGTGAGTCGTTTATCGCCACGATTACAGGACTAATGACCGACTCGGTGCAAGGCGCAAATCAAGACACAGGACAAGGCACGCAGTTCCAAACTTATGTGTACAACTGGAGCGAGGTCGACATCTCGTACGGCAGCAATGGCTCGGGCTCGGGCGTAGGTGTCAGCGACTTGCAAGGGGCACGAGGCATCGACTATGCCGACGGCGTGACGATCACAGCACCTGCATCGTATTACCCTGCGATTGACTTTGCGCCGTATCGCAGGTTCGCAGCAGGCGATGTCGTGCTGCTGACTCGTTGCGCAGTCAAGAGCGGCAGCACCTACTCGATGATGTATTCGATCACGGCGGTCTCGGCGGTGACTCCGTTCCTTGCTCGGTTGACTGCAATAGTTGGAACTGCAGGTCTTGGACGATATGCGTGGACTGGACTTTCAAGAAGGATCGATGGATCGCTTGCAGAGAAGACCGAGGCGACAAATCTCTACGAAATGAACAAAGTATCAACGCCAGGCTTAACGACAGCGTTGACAGTCGACGGAGTCTCGTGGAACGGTTCAGCAAATTGGGGGCACGGACAAGTTTTAGTCGGCGCATCTGCAACATTGACAAAAACAAATTTACCAGTAGGCGTAGCAGGCACAGGTACAGTAGTGATTATGCATCAGAGTCATGTGATTGCGACCACAGATGAGACCACAAAAGGCGTAGCGTTTTACTTTTATTCTGTTGCACCAGTCACTGCGGAGTGCGACGCATGAGCGGACTTCAGGGACTCATTGTCGATGGATGCTGTTGCGGTTGCCCCGACACAACTGATGCAGTAAAGGCTGCGATCATTGCTAACTCACTTAATACGTATACTGCTAATTTTACTTCTCAATTTGACGGGCTTGTGCACGGTATGGGTGAATGGGTGGACAAACTTGTTTTTAACACTATGACTCAATCAACTTGCGCTAATAACCCTTGCGGCGCTTGGGGGTGTCCGCTGGAAGGTTGGGTAATAAATAAGCATTCAAATAGCAATACAAATACTGGGCGTTTAATGCCTTGGAACTTTCAAAATGACGACTTTAGTCCGCCCTTAGATTGCGGAATAATATCGACTGGTGGTAATCACGATGACACAACGATGCGCCCCATATTATGCGATGCGGATTGCTCTCCTTGTCAAGGGCCTCCTACTGTGGGCTGCGGTGTTATGGTGCAAGGATTAGTAGACCAATCATATAATTCAATTAGTTTTAATTCGACGGCGGGTATTTCTATAACGGACAATATAAATCAAAACACACTGCCACAGGTTGCAACCATGTGGTGTCCTCCTACTGGACAGATTACTGGTGTGCCTAGCGTTACGAATATCGCATCGAAGAAGGAAATTTTTACGAATTCGACAAATCCTCTTGCAATTCAAACGGTCACGGTAAAAAAACAAATACGATTGTATTATTGGAAAAACAACATTCCTTACCCACCAGATGGAGATACGGTCAATGTTGGAAAATGTTTGGCTTTAGTTTTTGGTGTTTATGTGAAAGCCAAAAGACCGTGGTTTAATGTTAATACGGGAACGGTCATGAATCCAGCGGCGTATCCAGATGATGAATTGTCGCATTGGATCACCTATACAAGCTATTGGAATGGAACAGATACGGCGGCGCAATGGCTTGTAAAACCGCTGAAATGTAGTTCGGTTTCTTGGGATTACAAACCGTGTCCCTTTGGGGCTAATGGTGGGTATCGCCATTGGGCAATGCCATACGATGAAAGTACATACCTTGTGTATAAAAGTCTAACGTCACCATTCCTTCGACCGATGCACACTAGCGGCTCTAATCCAGAATGCGGAATTTATGTTGATAATTATCCTGCTATAAATGTAACTGGTATAGGTTGTGTTTGGTCTGATACGGAAAATAACCCTTTTTCTAGTGCTGTCTTTTCTGCAATTAGCGGAGACTGTAATGTTGCTATGAACCCTACAATTTCATCGTTTCAACCAAACCTTTCCGCACCTTCAACAATTTACATAACCTAACAACGTGCCGCAAAATATAAATCTGCCTGATGATTTTTTATCAACGCTCGAAAAAACTGGGCAGTATTCCAGTTCGCTCGGTACGGTCTTTGCGGCCGATGGCACGATTAACTTGTCAAAAGTTCCTGAATATGTGCCACGCACTTCTGTAAAAAAAACCATGCAACTAGAAAAACAAAATCCCGAGGAAACAGAACAAGAATATATTGCTCGATTGACTGATTTGTATAAATCGAAGATGAGCGATGCGACACCGCCTGCGCTTTTTGATCGTGCGATCTCTTTCATCCAGGCGATGGCATCGAAGGTGTTCGAGTTGCCCGCAACTGCAGAAGTTCAAGCACTGCGACTCGATGTGTGTTTTGCTTGCGAGCATTTCCTCGTGGCGTTCGATGCACCTGAACAAGTGGGTCACTGCGCTGCGTGTGGATGCGGCAAGTCGAAGATGACATCGCTCCCCGAGAAGGCGAAGATCCTCAAGTCGACCTGTCCGAAGAATCTGTGGGATGTCACGATCGATCCCGCAGCCGTTGCGCTGCCGATCGCTCCGCCTCCGCAGTAACGAACTTTCTTGTCTGGGGCGGTGCAGGATGGCCAATCTTCCGCACCGCCCTTTTCTCCTACGATCGATCCTGAAGCGTCCGTTTCTCGGACTACTACAGACACCACCCATACCCAAACAACGCACCACAGGCGATCCTAGACCGTCAGATTTGGACGGCTGGAGATGCCGCACGCATTATTTACGAAATACTGTGGGTGGGCTTGGGTGGGCTATTGGATCGTGTGTGGCGAGTGTAGGAAATTTGTAGAAAAGTTGTACATAGACTTGACAACTGCCGATATAGGTGTCATACTTCACCCGTTCAGACACCCGCCGAAAAGGCAGACAGGAAAGAAAATGAAAACATCAGCACAAACCGCAACGCAAACCGCAACATCAAACATCGCCTTCAATGTTGCCTTCTTTGATTATCTCGAAGGTGGAGTCGTCAAGGGATACGCAAAGATCCGCTCGCTCAAAAGTGATTTTAAGTGGGAAGAATTGTCCGCAGTCCTCGACGGACTCTACAGACTGCACGGCGCAGCCGCTCCAGTTGTCGCTGACGACTCTTGGCACAACGGACAGCATCCGCTGCAGATCGAGATCGCAAAGCAGACAACATCGATGGACTGCTGATTGCTCGCCCCACTCGCCTACGGCGAGGACGGCGTGCACTCCGCACGAGTTCAGACACACAAGAAAGGCAAACACAATGGCAAGACCACTACGCAGAGTCATTAAGCAATCGGCGCAGGAATGCATGGAGGCATTGATCGTCGCACACGAGAAACTGTTTATCGATCTCACGGCACGCCGTGAGTATTGGGAGTCAGTCGGGAATCGTTCCGATCACATCAGCGAATTCCTGCGTGAGGTCGAGTCGATCATCGCAGATGGAACGGAGGTCATCGAATGAGACCAGCCATCACCACAACTCCACAGGCAGCCGTGAACGAGATCCTTGGTTCAATCGCCTGGCGACATCTCGGCATTGCAGACATCGAGAACCTGGACGAAGATCCCGTCGATCAGTACTCAAGGATCAAGATCAGAGAATCACTTGCCGAGGCGTTCTTGGCGGGAACAGCATGGCGCATCGACAACAAGAAAGGCAACCAATGACAACAACTCCCGAACAAATGCAGCGCATCCTCGAGACTCTTTTCCCGAGGTCGAAGTACGCAACTCAACCCGCACCAGTCGAGACAAAGGTCGAAGTCAAGATCGATGACAAAAAAACTACAGAAAAGGAAAATACCAAATGATTTCTATTTTACTCGTCAGCGCACTAATTGTAATTATCGTGTACATTGTCGGTAGTTCAGATCAGATCGATAACCAATGTGGTGTCGACCTCACATATCAACGCAACAAGAAAGGCCCTAGAAAATGAAGCATTCAGAAAGTATCGCAGCACTTGCAGGCGCACTCGCAAAGGCGCAACTGCAGATCGAACCCGCATCGAAGAACGCAACCAACCCGCACTTTAGGTCGCACTACGCAGATCTCGCATCGATATGGGATGCCTGCCGTGGACCGCTTAACACGAACGGACTCTCGATCGTGCAGTTCCCGTGTGACGGCGATGTTGGTCGCACAGGACTCTGCACCATGCTGCTCCACTCCTCGGGCGAGTGGATCAGTGAGGTGGTCACCACGAGATCGCAGAAGGACGATCCTCAAGGCCTCGGCAGTGCGCTCACCTATCTGCGCCGATACGCACTGGCTGCCGTTGTCGGTGTGACTGCAACCGAGGACGATGACGGAAATGCAGCCTCCACTCCTGCAAATGCAAGAGTGAACGCACCTGCACCACGACCGTACATCCCGCCTCCAGTCTCGCCGCCTGCGGTTAATGCGCCATCCGTGGCGCACAAACCATCCGTGCCTGCCGTCAGTACGCCACCTGCGGCGCACAAGCCCGTGAGTCAACCAGTGAGTCAACCAGTTCAGACGGCGACAAGCGCAGTTCAGGCGATCCAGGCGATCGTGGAGTTTTACAAAGTCGATCAGGGCACAGGCAAGAACAACAAGCCATACACAAAGCACAGGATCGGATGGACAGGACTTGACGGCAAAATGATATATGGAACGACTTTCAGCGCATCCGATGGCGAGTGTGCATGCGAAAGCATGAACCTCAACTGCCCATGCGAGATCACCTATGTCGTTGGTCAGTACGGGCTCGACATCAAGTCGATCAAGATGTCGACCTTGCCGACGAGCGCAACCGAGTACGCAGGAGGCGACGATGAGATCCCGTTCTGAACCCAAGCGCAAGCCTCGACAGAGTCAGGCAGGTCGACTCGCTCGCAAGCACTCGGGCAACGGGTGGTGCGACATCGAGACCAACTTCCCACCGGCGATCGTTCTTGCCGTATGCAAGCAGTTGGAGTACGAGTCGTTCGGCAACGGCTCGGAGGGTGATCGAGCGCAGGTCCGGCGCAACGCACGCACGCTTGCAGCCTTGCTCGAGTTCACGGATATGCGAGTCGTCGATGTCGGGAAACTCCTGCACATTAACCGTGACAAGGCGTGGAATCTGCGCCGGAAGTGGATCGCTCTTGATGAGGAGCAACGGCAAAGGTGGCTCGGTGTAGTCTTCGCACGGTTGAAATGACAACGCTGCGGGTCGGGTGCGGATCTGAATACGGGCTAGCCGCACTCGACCCAAAGCATCAAGAAAGAACCAATGCACGGACCTGCAAACAATTTGAATATCGCAACATGGAGCCAAAGATGTGGTATGCTTGTGG